ATGCCGATCCCCGATTTTCAAACCGTTATGCTTCCTGTTCTGCGGCTCGCCCAAAGTGGAGAAGTGCGAGCGTCCGAAGCGATCGACCGGGTGGCCGACGAGTTCCAACTGACGGCCGAAGAGCGCAGCGAACTTTTACCGAGCGGGCGGCAGGCGAAGATCGCGAACCGCGTCCATTGGGCCGTCACCTACCTCGTGAAAGCAGGTCTGCTCGATCGGCCGCGGCGTGGTGTGTTCGGAATTACGAAGCTAGGCCGCGAGGTTCTGGCCAAGTCTCCTGCTCGGATAGACATTCCCTTTCTCTCTCAGTTCGATGGCTTCGACCAATTCAGGGCCAAACCATCGGAGGCAGGCGAAGAGGAGGCGTCGCCAGAGCCGACCGCGGCGCTTGCCGCCGGAACGCCGACGAGCGGGTAGAAGCTGCCTTCAATGACCTCAATGTCGCGTTGCGAGCCGAGTTGCTGGAGCGCGTCCAGACAATGCACCCGACTGCCTTCGAAAAGCTGATCGTGGACCTAATGCTGGGCATGGGTTACGGCGCCGGCGGATCGGGTAAGCATCTTGGGCGCACGAGCGACGGCGGCGTTGATGGCGTGATAAACGAAGACGTGCTCGGCCTCGACATCATCTATCTGCAAGCCAAACGCTACGCGACAGGAAACGCCATCGGTGTCGAGAAGATCAGGGAGTTTGCCGGCGCCCTAGACGAACGCGGTGCGACCAAGGGCGTCTTCGTCACCACAAGCCACTTTGCACCACAGGCACATGCCTATGCGCAGCGTAGTCACAAGCGCCTGATCCTGATCGACGGCGAGGAGCTCACGCGCCTGCTGGTCCAATACGGCATCGGAGTTCGCGTCTATCGCGCTGTTGAGATGAAGAAGCTCGACACCGACTATTTCGAGGACCTCGGTATCTGATGCTGCGCTTCGCTGATGTGGTTCCCAGCGTCGATCTTCTCATGGGCGTTAAAGCCGTTTGGGGGAGATCGTCCGAATGTGTCATGTGCTTCGGCGGGCGGGGTGATGCGGCCGCAAAGGACAGGGCTTATTTCGCGCAAGCTCGTTCGACAGCCGAAAGAGCCATCACGCAGCCCTATCTCGTGACCATTGGGGGAGGCGAACAGGTTCCAGATGAATTGAGAGGGCGAGTTTTAGAACTCGTTCGAGTGACGGGAGTATTCGGCGAGACCGTTGCATTCGTTCGTGATCCAGCGCTGCGTGCGCGATTAGCGCAATGGCCCGTGGCTGTGGTTTTGTCTGAGGTCTACGCGATTGAGGGCGAGCCTCGTTTAGTCGAAGAGCTAGGCTTCGAGGACCGCCGAATTCTCGCCAATGCATTCGATGCTGTCCGGCGCGACGGCCTGCTCATTGGCGAGCTATGGAAATCGCTGAGCGGTGTTGAGGTCCGGCGCCGATGGGACGTTAAGCCTCTTCCTGGCTTCCGTGATCCTGGCAAAGTGCAGATGTTCGGAAGCATGTATCCGAAGGTCTCGCCTTCATCCACCGAGGGGCGAAGAATCAGAGAGGAATCCAAAAAGCTCGAACGTGATCGATCGCTGGCCCGCGCGGTGAAGGAGGAAAACCGTCGCAAGAATGGAGGAGTGATTGTCTGCGAAGCCTGCGAGTTCAGCGACACAGCAAGCGCGTTATTCGATGCCCACCACCTAGAACCGCTGGCTACGGGTATTCGGGAGAGCCGGATTGACGATTTCGCGGTGCTGTGTCCGACCTGCCATCGTTGGGCACATGCAAAGTCCGAGAGCATCTTGGTCCCCTTAGAAGTTGGTGAGGTTCGAGCCGCGCGCACGCGGCTCGAACTAACGGAGGCCGAGCACGAAAGGCTGATAGCCGTCGTGCGCTGATTTCCCGACTATGCCGCCGCCGTCGCGATCCCATCGAGCCGCACGCGCACGATGGTCGCGCCATTACCCGCCGCTTCGATCGCAATCCCGATCGGATAGCGGCCCGTCGCCGGCGCGTTGACCTGCTTGGCGGTGTCATCCCAGGCGACCGCATCACCAGCAGCAATGATCGCGCTTGCCAGCTTCGGCAGGTCGAGCACGCCGGTGGTGGCGAGCGTGACCGTCTCGCCGGCCGCGGCGGTCTTGGTCGCGACGCCGAACAAGGCGCCGACCGCCACGCCATCGCCCGAGTTCACACCGCCGGCCGGCGCGGCGACGGTGATCATGCGGCCTTCCTGAATGTAGTTCTTCATGGGTCACGTTCCTTTCGAGGAGCTGATGCGGACTTGGGCGACGCGCGGCGCGGACGCCGCCGCGATGCGCCGGTCGAGGTCGGCGAGCGCCGCGGCCATCTCGGCGTCGGTCGCGTAGGTGATGCGGCGGCCCTCGTATTCGACCGTGCGCACGCCGGCGAAGCGCGCCGCAAGCAGCGCTTCGCGTATGGCTTCCAGTTCGGCGATATCGGCCATCACGCGCCCGCGTTGGCGTACCAGCCGCGCCAGTCGATGAAGCCGGCGCCGAAATCGAGGATGACGCGGATTTCGACGCCATCGACATCCCAGCCGGCCTTGGTCTCGATCTGCGGGCCTTCGCCGCCGGCGAGATAGGCGTATTCGAGCCCGTCGATTTCGGCGGAATCGGCCGACACATACCAGCGCGTCGCGCTCGACAACCGCGGCTCGACGACCATCGACAGCGAACCCGAGAACGGGTTCACGTCGATTGCCTTCGCCGCCGCGATCGAGGCGAGCCACTTCTCCGCGATCGTCTCCTGCGCCGGCGGCACCAGCAGGAATTTCGGCGTCGCGCTGATGCGCTGGCCGGACAAGCCTGTCTGGCTTCGCATGGCAAGACGCGCGGCCGACAGCGTGTCATCGGCAATGGCGCCGCCGCTCGCGGCCTTGTTGCCGTGGTCGGCATGGAAGAGCGTCTTGCCGTCGCTCATGGTCGGCCCGTTGCCCGCCGCGCCTTCGAGCAGGGAGACAAGTACGCCGGCTTCGGTTTCGGCCGCGGCCTGTCCCAACCGCCGGGCCAGATCGGCGAAGGCGCCGAGGTCGTCATTGACGAGCACCTGGCGCGTGACGCCGATCTTCCGCGCGAACGTCTCGACCTCGTAGGCCTCCTGCGCCTCGGCCATGGTGCCGGCACGAATCTCGCCGTGCTCGTCGAGCTTCTCGAGCGTCGGCGCTTCGCCCAGCATGATCTTGTTCACGGTGCGGAAGTCGCGCGCGGTGGTCTGCCGGCCGAGGCGGCGAACGCCGGCGGGCGCGGCCTGATAGGCGGCCCGCAAGGTGCGGCCGATGGTGTCGCCGACGATGAGCGGGAAATCGCTCGTCGTATGCAGCGCGCGGGTGATGATCGTCGCCGGCGACAAGCCGGTTACGGAATGCCCGCGCAACGTCAGCAGCTCGCGTGCCATCTCGGCGCAGGTGGCATAGGCATAGCGCCGGGCCGGCTCCGAAAGCTGGTGCTGCGGGTTGATGCGGGCATAGAGCGCTTCGCCCATGTGTCGGGCGCGGACGGCCGGATCGTCTTGGCTGTCGCCAACCTCGACGCGGGTTTGTTCGGTGCGGATCGTGCCGCCGCGCGCGGCCAAGGCCTCGAAGGCGGCGCGGCGGGCTTCGTCCGCGGTGACGCCATTGTCGATCAGCCCGTCGGCGAACTCGGTGCCGAGCCCGGCAATGCGGGCGATGGAGCGGATTTCGGCATTGATCGCCGCGCGCGTCTCGAGTTGATCGGCGGGCGGGCTGGCCGGCGCATCGACCGGCGGCGTGTCAATCTCGGGCATGGTGCCTCCTTGGCGGATGGTGGCGCCGGGATCGGCCGGCGTCGGAACGAGGGAAATTTCGATTGGCGTCCAGGCGACCGCCGTGCGGATGCGCTCGCCGGTCGCGGGATCGGCATCGTCGCGCCAGCGCTCCACCGTGTAGCCCACGGACACGTGGCGCAGGATGCCGGCCATCACGTCCTGCCAGATCTGCTCCACCTCGGGCCGGGCCGAGAACTGCAAGACGGCCGAACCCTGGTGGCCATCGACGCGCGCATCGCGCACGGTTCCGAGCACGTCGCGCACGGCGCTCTGGCGGTGTGCATCGAGCACCGACGCGCCGATCAGGCGAGAAAGATCGACGGCCTCGGGATCGAGCGAGAGCCGTTCGATGTAGAAGCCGGCGGCGTCACGTCGGCGCACCGCGGCGCCGGTGGTCCACACCGCTTCGACTGTGCGGCCTTCCGCATCGGCGGTCTGCGGCGCGAGCGCCGCCCGGCGGACGAAGAGTTCAGGCATTGGCCGGCTCCTGCGCTTGCGTCGAAACGGTGTTGTCGAAGGAAAGCCCGAGGCGCTGTTCGCGGGCGCGGTCGGCGGCAATGGCCGCGTCCACTTCCTCGATGTCGTAGCCGCGCTCGGCGATCGACTGGCTGCGGCTCTTGAGGCCCGCACGGATTTGCTCGATCTCGGCGCGCGCGTCCTTGAGCGGATCGACCCAATCCCATTTCGGCGGGAGCCATTCGACCGCGAGCCAGGGCGCCGGATCGCGGTCAAAGCCGCGCGCATCGATCGCGCCGGAAAGCGCGGCGAGCCGCACAAAGCGCTCCCACACCGGCCGGCAGAACTGGAAGACGATCACCGCATATTGCAGCTGCTCGATGCGGCGGCGGAACTCGACGAGCCCGGCGCGGATCGAGGAATAGGTGACGCCTTCGAGGTCGCCTGAAACGAGCTCGTAGGGCACGCCGAGGCCCGCAGCGATGGCGCGGATGTGGTTCTTGACGAAGGCGCCGTAATCGCCGGGATCGGCCGGGTCGGAGAACTGGATATCGGCGCCGGGCGGCAGCGGGATCAGGCTTCCCGGCTCCATGCCGACATTGAGGATACCGTTGACGGCGGTGCCGTTGTTGAGGCCGGCGACGCTGCCGTCCGGATCGCGGATGAAGCCGGTGAAGAGCGCCGCGACCTTGGCCTTCACAAGCGCCGCGTCCTCGTATTGGTCGAGTTCGTGCAGGCGAAGCAGGATCGGCGCTAACCAGGTGATGCCGCGCAACTGCCCGGCGGCGAGCGGCTGGAAGAGATGCAGCATGTCGGCCGCGGGCACGCGCACCACGTCCATCGACATCGGCGCGAGCGCGTCGCCCGGACGGTTGCGATAGCAGTGATAGGCGGTACGCCGGCCCAGGGCGTCGAACTCGATGCCGGCACGAATGCGCGCGCCGGCGCTGATCTCGCGATGCAAGTCGGTCGGCACCTGCTCGCGGTCGAGGAGATCGATCGCGAGCATTAAGCCGTTGTCCGGATCGATGAAACGGAACCGGGCGAAGCTCTCGCCGCTCTCGATCATGGCGCGGAGCGCGAGCGCTTGAAGGCCGTAGAAGTCGGTGAGGCCGGCCGCGTCGGCGCGGTCGGTCCATCGCTGCCAAAGCGCATGCAGCCGTTCGCGCACGGCGGGATCGGGATGCTTCGAGCGCGGCTTGACGCCGGCGCCGATCGCGTTCGCCACGAGGCCTTGCACGGCGGAGGCGACCCACGGATTGTTGCGGGCGTACCAGCCGGCGCGGCGCGCTGCGGTAGTCGCCCCGGCGAGGATCGAGGCGTTCAGCGCCTCGATGCCCTTCGCGCCTTCCCAACGCCGGCCGCTGGCGGCGGCATCAAAGCCGCGGCGGCGGGCAAACCCGAGAAAGGAAGCGAGGCGCGACCACATGCCCGCCAAGATCGGCCGGGCACAGGCGCGCGACTATTGGGAGCGTTTGAGAAAAATTCGCAGTGACCTCAAAGAGCGCAAGAAAACACGCGTCATTCCTAGCGGGATTTGTGCGCCAGAAAGTTCGACACAATGGCGTCCGATTGCTCGCCGATCGAAGTCTCAATTTCATCCGCTTCGTCACGAAGGCGTGCAGCTTCCTCAGCCCAACCAGCAATTTGGTCTTCCGCAATTGTTGCTAGACGCGGGATTGGGAACTGCTGCATGTCCGCCACGTCGATCTCTGGAATACTTGACCCGTACGGCAATGTCTTGATCCGCGGCCTTCCAAGTTTTGGATGCGTAATTGCGACAAGCAGGTAGCCGACCCGACACTTAGCCTTCTCAGGTGCAATGCGAATGATGTGGTCGGATATCACCTTCTCTTCGTGGCAATGCCCGGTGATCATTGCCGATCCGTTGAGGCCATATATTTGGCCAGAACGAGAGAGGAGAACCCATCCTCTCTGGACTCTTCCTCTAAAGGGATCGCCAAAATCACCATCCGCAATACTCTTGGTGATGTCCGGATTGGTCTCAAAGAGGTCAGAACTGTCGAGCAGCGGGACGCCATCAATGGCACTTACTCGTCGGAATCGGGTTGGTAGCCAGACCTTAAACCCCAACTCTTGCAATGGAGACCACGCTATCGATTTCTTCGATAGGTGCGCAGTGATTGTTCTTGCGGAGGGGTTATAATGCCAAGCATCGAGGCGGCGGCGCGATGTGGAAAAAATCTCGTGCGCCCGAGTCGAGAAACCGCTCTCGCCGAAGTCTGTTGCCGAGAACGTCCCAAAGGCCTCTTCAAAAGCGTGCTCTGCTCTCAACGTCAATTCGTAGGCGCGGTCGCGCTTACGAAGAATTTGAGTCACCTTTTCGTCGATTTCCGCTCGCAGAGATGCGTCTGCGTCTACCACAGGAAGTGCGCCAAGATGATGAACCTCAAGATGCTTTATGATATGCCCATATTGAGCTGCCTTCATCATTTCCCGGACCGTTGGTGCTCGAAGATAAGCATAGAGCCACCCCCACCACGATTGATCCTTTGGCGTTACTCGAAGCAGGTCGTCAGAGATTATGTGCCCATCATGAACTGCATGTGCGAGAGTTGATCGCCCTACGCTGCCTGAGCGCGTTACCAAGATCTGGCCGTGGGTGACCTGTAGAGCCGATGGATCACCGATTTTTTCGAGGGAAAGATAGCGGCGCGAAATGGGCCTAACGTCAAAGACCTGAGTTGCGGACAAATAGGGTTGCCCGTGGTTGTTCGAGACAATTGTCCCCTTTAAGCGAGGGGGTTGCCAAATCTGTGCACAATGAGAAAGCTGGTGCCATCCGCTGGGTTTTGCTTCTATAGCAACGCGCGTTCCGTAGCCGGAAGCTAAGAAATTCTCGGCTTCCATACGTCGAGCGCCAGTGAAGAGCAGTGATGCCCGAAGTGAAGCTGACTTGACCTTATGCCAAGGCCAGTCGCTCTTGACTGTGCGCGGCGGGGTCAACCTTGCTCGTAGAGCCATGACCGAAACGCCTGCGCGATCTGAAGGGTATTGTCATCCACGACTTTCCGTTGGGTACGTTGCTTCTTGTAGACGGGCTTGCCTTCTTCGTATTCCTTCAAGGTCTCCTCAAGTTCTTCGACGATCTCGTTTCCTTTTCGATCGCGAACGTAAGTGATGTTGCCGCGCTTGTCGTGGCCGATGTGGTTCGCGACGGCCATGAACACATCATAGTCGTTCAAACGACCTGCCGCCGCTTCGACCGCGATCTCGTCGTCCGCCTTACGCTGTAGAACAAGAACGCTCGTCTGGATGCTGACATGCGGCTGAAAGGTGTCTGGGTGAAGATCAATGCTCGCGAGCACGCGGGTGTTGGGCAGTATCCATTCGCGTACGTAGCCCAGGCCGGGCGACCCAAGGATACCGTCAGGCAACACAATTGCGCAGCGCCCTGTGCCTGGCTTCAGAAACTTTACGCACCGTTCGATGAAGAGGATTTCCGGCGGTTGCGACTTCTGCACCGCGTCAGTCATCGTCCACTTGTCCGTCTTCGGGTCGTATGACCAAGCGTGCCCGAGGTCGTAGGCTTCCAGAATTGACGGTTCATCGATTGGAATTTTCGAACCGAACGGCGGGTTCGTGAACAGAAGGTCCACTTTTCCCATGAGCCTGCGTGCGCGAAGATCGTCTTCCCAAGTCGCCGGCGCTTTCAATGAATTTGCCTGGAATAGCCCGCCCGCGCCATCATTGTTCATGACCATGTTCATTTTCGAGGCTTTGACGAGGTTTGGATTGAGGTCCATCCCCACAATATTGGACTGCGCAAAACGCTGGACGCGCTGGCGGATGGCGGTTTCAGCTCGCTCGACATCGCCCCATTTGCTGACTTCCGCGGCTCGGATTTTTTCGATCACGTAGTTCATCGCCGTGATCAGAAAACCACCCGTCCCGCACGCGGGATCGAGGATCACCTGACGTTCGGTCGGATCGAGCATCGCAACTGCCATCTGGCAGATATTCCGAGGAGTGAAAAATTCGCCACGATCACCACGAAGGTTGGAACCGACGATTTCCTCGTACGCGCGGCCCTTCACGTCGGTGTCGCTTTCCAGAAGCGAATACATCTGCAGCTGGGTCACGATGTACGATAGGACAGCCGGGCTTAGCTCGATTGCGTCATTCTCTCGGAAAATGCTCGGATATTCCGCCTTGACCGCATCGAAAAGACCATCGAGGCGCTTCTTCGCCTTTAATTGACCGTTCAGGCCATGACGCTCTTTGGAGGTCGCATAGAACTCCACTTCGTCAGAGCTTCGCTCGTCGTGAATTTTGCAGAAGATCAGTTTCAGGAGCTCCCAGAACGCTTCGGGCTTCTGCAGACCCTGGTTGCCAGCGATGTAGTTGTGGCATCTGCGGAACGCGAACAAGAGCGCATCCGAGGAGGCTGCTTTGAGTTGGTCGAAGCGCGGGCGCTCAACTTCGTCCTCGGTGCGCCCTTTTCCCGGAATGTCGGGAATTTCCTCGAATGCAATCTTGCCGGCCGTATCGACGCGTCGATAGCAGAAGCGTTCAAGGCCATTTGTCCACATCCCATATGCGACGTTCGGGCAGGCGGCCATGTAGCTCTGCAACTGTCCGACACCTTCCTTGCGGTCCGTGGACTTCACCTGCTGAGACTTGCACTCGATGATGACCCGTGCGCGGTCTTGGGTGTGCAACTCGCCCTCGTCGAAGATCACAAGATCGGCGCGAGGCTTGCGCGTACCGAGTTTGAGAACGAATTCGACGGAAATCTCCTCCTTTTCGTAGCCATACTCGCGCACGAGGGATTTCGCGATCTCTTGGCGGACATACTCTTCGGGAGTCTCGTTGCGCTGGGTGACTCCATCGATGTAGTCGAGGACCTTCCCCTGCTGGACGATGACTGCCGCAGGTTGGACCGTTGGTTGTCGCGCCTCCGCCATCAGCGAGCTCACTGCTATTCCCCTCCCTTGGCGACTTTCGGCCATTGCTCAAGGACGGCGTTTTCGACCACCCGCGCCATCCAGTCCTGAACCGACGTGTCTTCCGCTGCGACGATCATTCGCAAGCGACGATGCAAGTCGGGGTCAAGACGGACGTGAACCATCCGCGGTTGAGCGGACGGTTTGGATTTGACAGCGGCGCGTGCCAAGGAGGCCTCCCCGAAGCCTTGCGATTCTTGTAACACGGTGACTCTCGTAACGAAAGCTGATTGTGCGGCCTATGGAGACTGCGAGGAAGCTAGGCTGCGGTGGCGGGAGCGTCTCTCACGGGCCGCAAGGCCGGTGCGGACGCGGTATTAGCGACGCGGCGATGTGGCAAGATCGTCCAGGAAGGCGTCCAGGTCTTTGTCCTCGACTTCAGTGAAATCGCCTCGATCCAGCTCATCGATGCCCAGCTGCAATGCCGCACGAAGTCGTTCCAGCTTCGCTGCCTGGATCGACCGCCGTTGCTCGTTCGTGAGTGGGACGCGCTTTCTTGGCATTCGGACCTCACCGCACTTCTGGTTGCCATACTATCAACTCACCCCATCCACCGCGACCGGATCACGCGCGGCGGCTCGGCGAGTCGCTCGGGTGCCGGCACACCCTTGGCGGGCGTGGCGCCGATGGCGTCAGCCTCCTCGTTGAGCCGCAGGCCCATGCTGATGAGGCCGTGCAACGCGGCCATGGCATAGACGGTGGTATCGAGCGCCTCATTGCGCTCGCCCTCGCGGCGTGGGCGCCATTGCCGGATTGGCCGCCCGCGCTCGAAGCGGGTGACGACGCGCTCGGCTGTGAGTTGGCGGAAGAACTCGGCATCGCGCTCCATCGGGAAGTGCAGCACGCCGGGACCGGGCTCGGTCAGGCGAAGCCGCGCGAACAGCGCATCCTTGGCGGCATCGACGCCGATCAGGAACAGTGGTGCCTTGCCCTTGGTGCGCGACGGACGCCGCGGCCAAAGCGGCAGGCCCGGCCCGCCACGTCCCTTGATTCCCCAAATTCGCCGATGCAGCCGCGTGCGGCAGTATTCGTAAGCCGCCTTGGTGTGCTGGCCGCCGGTATCGACCGCGACCGCGCGGATGGCGAGATCGGCGATGGCGCGCGCGTGCGGATAGGTGGCGGCGAGCGCCGCATCGAGGTCGGCCCAAACGCGCGGCCCCGACGGATCGCCGAAGATCACGCGATAGTCGATCGACCACGCCTCCTCGTCGCGGCCCCAGCCGATCACGTGCAATTCGAGCCGATCGCCCTGCACGTCCACGCCGGCGGTGAGCACCGCGATGCGCTCGGGCAGGAGCCCGCCCCAATCCTCGCGCCGCGCCATCAACGGCTCGGCGTCGATCACCTCGCCGGCCTGGTCTTCCCAGGTTTCGGCGAGCTTGGTGTTGGTCCAGACCTGAAGCCGCGCCGGATCGCGATACACGTGGCGGTGCTCGATGGCGATTTCGGCCCAGGTCTCGAACGGCGAATAGAGGCTCGACAGGTGAAAGCCGACGGTCTTGCCGTCGCCCGTGGCGGTGGCGCGCCAGCGGCCGGAGGCGAGCAGCGCCGGCTTCATGTGCTCTTCGTGCACCGCGCCGCAGTCCGGGCAGACGCGGTGCGCGAGATCGCGCCGTCCTTCCGGCCATTCTATCTGCGCCCAGGTGATCGGCGCGAAGCTGGCGCAATCCGGGCAGCGCACCTCGAAGATGCGCTTGTCGCTTTCCTCGTAGGCGGACTCGATGCGCGAGAAGCCCTTCAAGGTCGGCGTCGAGACGAGCACGATCTTGCGCCGGCCGCGGAAGGTGACGGTGCGCTGTACCGCGAGCGCGACCGGATCGCCTTCGCCCGATACGTCGGAGGGATAGGCGTCCACCTCGTCGAGGAAGAGATAGCGGGCGGGCGTCGAGCGCAGGCCGACGCCAGAGGCCGCGCCGACCATCACCAACTGGCCGCCGGGGAAGAGCTTGCGGAATTGGCTGTTGCCCGGTTCCTTGCGGCCGGGCTCGACGACGCGCTCCCGCAAGGCGGGCGAAGCGGCGATCATCGGATCGATGCGGATCGAGGTGTTGCGGCGCACCGCATCCATGGTCGGCTGCACCATGAGCATCAGTCCCGGCGCGTGGTGGATGACATAGCCGAGGAAATTGAGGCCCGCCTCGGTGCCGCCGAGCTGCGCGCCCTTCATGAACACGACGCGCTCGGTCGGATCGTTCGCCGAGAGGCAATCCATGATCTCGCGAAGGTACGGCGTGCGCGCCGTGCGCCATCGGCCGGGCTCGGCCGACAAGTCGGGCAGAAGCCGGTGCTCGTCCGCCCATTGCGAGACGGTGAGCGCCGGTTCGGGCGCAGCGCCCTCGCGCCAGATGTCATCGACCCAGGCGGTGATGTCATCCATCACGCAGCTCCGGGAGCGGGATGCGCGCAAGATCGACAAGGTGCTCGCGCATGAGTCGGTCGAGGGCGGCGAAGGTGCGCGCCGGATCGGCGCCGAGTTCGGCCGCAAGCAACGGGGTGACGCGTGCCACCCACGCCATGTGTGCGTCGCGCTCGGCCTTGGCGCGCGCGAACACCGCGACCTTCACGGCCGAGCGGTTCACGAGGTCGCCGCGCTCGCGTTCGAAGGCGAGCCGGGCGCGCTGAATCTTGACGATCTCATGCAGGCGCCGGGCTTCGGCAAGCGAGGGCGTCGCGCCGGCGACGCCGCCCTTGCCGCGGCGGTCGGGATCGAGGTTTTCCTCCATCCAGCGCAGGCCGGCTTCGACCTCGATCCGGCCGTCAGCGAGCACTGGAAGCCCTTGCGCGATCAATTGCGAGATGCGCCCGCGCGTCAGTCCGACACGTTCGGCGAATGCCGCCTTCGTGACGCTGCCTGTTTTCGAGTCAGCCGGACGGCTTGCCGCAAGTTTAGCCATTTGCGGCCTCGCAGAACGGCGAACCCTTGCGCCTTCGCCCCCCGCATAGGAGATCGCCCAAGAGGAACCGCGCCGAGGCGTTGCCAATGGCATCGCGTGGCGTTGGCCTGCCATCGATTGGCGGCGCGGAAGGCTTCCGAAGGGATGCGAAGGGTCTATCCGTATAAGTGCTTCGCGCGCGCGTGCGCGCGAAATGGAGACAATAGGGAAATCCCCTTCGCATCCCTTCGCAGCGGATGTGGCAATCAAAACTCGGGAGCATCGCCGCCTCCCGGTCCGACGAGCCGCAGGCCGAAGATGATTGCCCGACGCGTGCCGCGGTCCTGCCCGCGCTTCAATCCGCGCGCGGCGAGCGCGGTCGAGAAGCGCTTGATCGAGCCGGTGAACTCGCCGGCGCGTGCCGACCATTCGGTCCATGCCGCGAAGAGGTCTTTCACCTCGACCGTGGCGTTCGGGTCATCGATACAACGCTCGGCGAGGAACAGGCCGATCGTGTCCTCGTCGGCAAGATAGCTTGCGGTCGCGGCCTGCACGGCGGGCGGTGGCGCAAGGCCGATGCGCTGCCACTCAAGGCAGCCTTCGATCGCCCAGGCGAGGATGCCCGGCCACTCGGACTTGAGCCTTTCGGGCAGGGTCGGATCGCGTTCGGCCTTGGGGATGGTGATGGTGAACGGCACGAGATTGAAGCGACGCCTGACCGCTTCATCGACCGAGCGCAGCGACGGCTTGTGATTGCCGGCGATCATCAGCTTGAAGGTCGGCGTGAACGTAAAATTGTCCTGCCGCATGAAGCGGGCGCTGATGGCATCGCCGCCGGTCATCGCCTTGATGCGCGCCTCGGCCCAGCGCTGCCCTTCCTCGGTCTCCTGGGCGATCACGGCACGGGCGCCGCGGAGCATGGCCACGTCGGTCGAGTGCCGTTCGCCGTGCGAGGCGGTGAACGTCTCCATGGTGGCGACCTTGGCGTAGTCGCCGAGGATCGCCGCCCAGGTGTTGAGGAACACGCCCTTGCCGTTGCCGCCGGTGCCGTAGAGGAAGAACAGCGCGTGATCGCGGATTGAGCCGGTGAGCGAATAGCCGAGCATGCGGCGGGCAAACGCGACGAGCGCATTGTCACCGGCGAACACGCGATCGAGGAAGGCAAGCCATGCCGGGCATGCGCCGCCGGGCGCAACGGCGGTGATCTTGGTGATCCGGTCGGCCCGCGCGTGTGCGCGCATTCTGCCAGTCGAAAGATCGATCGTGCCGCCCGGTGTGTTGAGCAGCCATGGATCGGCATCCCAGTCGTCGGTGACGGAGGCGTGCCGGCGATCGGCGCGGGCAAGGCGCTCGATGGCCGCAACGGTCTTGGCGCTCGCGACCGAGGCCGCGAGTCTTGCCGGGCCTTTGTCGTCGATGATCTCGGCCGAGGCCTCGCGGGCGATGCGCCGCGCAAGCTCGATGGCGTGCTGGGTTTCGTCGGTCTGCCAGCGCTGCCCGTTCCAGATCAGCCATCGCCCCCAGAGGTTGACGAAGCGCAGATCGTGCTCGTGGCGCTCGGTGAAGCGCAATGCCAGCGCATCATCCGACCAGGCCGCCGGCCGATCCTCGGCGCAATCCACATTGCTGCCGCGGGCAATCAGATCGTCGAGGAGCGCGTGGAGGTCATCCACGAGCAGGCTCCTCGCGTTGCCGTCGGCGGCCGGCGAGTTCGCGCCGCGCGATGCTGGCGACGGTCGCAACGACTTCGCGATCCGGCAGCGGCGGGCGGCAGCGCGCTGCATTGAACGCGAGCATCAGGTCGAGGCAGGCGTGCGGATCGATGCGCCGGCCAAGCAGGAGGCCGGCAAGCCGCGCCATGGCGATGTTGCGCTCGCCTTCGCCGACCGGATTGCCGAGATACGTGCGCCAGTCGGTCGGCTCGCGGCCGATCTTGAGGGCGCCGCGGATCGCTGCCGGCGCGGACGCCTCGGCGATCTTTGCGAGCAGCCACGAAGGCAGTTCCGCAAGCGTCACGTCGTCGGGATGGTGATCGACCGAAATCGCGTAGGGCCGGCCGCCGATGTGGATCGAGGGCGGTGCGACGATGTAGCCACCATCGCCGCGCACATCGATTCCGGGACCGACCTTGCCGGCGCTGTTCTTCACCGTGCCGCCCGGATGCCGGAACAGGATGTGCTCGCCGCCACCGCCGGTGAGGAATCGCCATCTCGGCGGCAGCGGCCCGTGCTCAGCTTCGAGCGCCGCAAGCGAGCCCTCGCCGCCGTGGCGCGGATCGATGTCGAGAACGACGATGCCGCTCGTTGTGCCGGTTGCGATGCCGATGTTCCAAGCCTCGCGCTCAAACCACGATGTGAGCACAATCGGATCGCGCGATGCGTCGAGCAGCCCACGCGGCGCGAGGCGGCCGACCGGGTGCTTCGCCGGCGACGAACAATCCGCCTTGCCGCAGGAGCACCGCCGCCAGCCTTCGCGCTCGACCGGCCGGTGCAAGGGCAGCACCGCAAGCCCGAGCGCCGCATAGCGCAGCGCCGCATCCAGGACGCTGTCGGTCATGCGTGGCCGGCCTCGACCGTGACGAGGAGGATTGGCAATTGCGGGTTTGCGGCTTGGATGAACTCGACCCAGGCGATTTCCTGTTCGGGCCGGGTTTCCACGATCACCACGAACTGGCGCGCGAGCGCCGCCAGGGTCGCCATGCCGGCATAGACGTGCTCGGGCGGCGCGCTCGAAATCACCGCCACGTGCTCGGCCCGTTGAAACAGCCGGCCCATCGATGGCTGATCGAAGCCGGAAGGACCGACCGCGCGGTCGGTGTCGTCGCCGACCAGCACGATCGCCGCGTTCCTGGCGGCGTCGAGCGCGTCGTCGAGGCTGTTCCTGCCTTGCGGCACCCACATTCCGGAGACCCCGAAATCGCGCACCGCCTCCAGCACCGGATTCATGTGCGGTGCATTGGCATTCCCGCCGATGATTTCGTCGAGCCGCTCGCGCGTGACGGTGAACTGTTCAGCGGCCATGGCGGCCCTCCTGTTCTTCGATCCAGGCGAGGATGGTGCTGCGCCGGGCGGCGACCTGATTGCCGAGCCGGAAATGCGGCAGCGGGCGCTTGCAGCCGGCGGTGGTCAGGTAATAGACGCGCCGTTGAAAGCGCTCGTCGTCCGAGCCGTAGATGAAGCGCGCGAGCGCCGCGGCGCCGACGATCAAGTCGTTCGCGATCGATGGCGTATTCATCGGCCGCCCCGTGCGCGCGGCGCGGCCGGCGTGCGATCAAGATCGCGCTCGTTCTTGACCAGCCACTCGCGCACCGCCTCGATGCGGTAGTAGATGCGCCGGCCGAACTGGACATAAGGCGGCGACTGGCGAAGCTGCCGATCGCGCTGGCAGGTGCGAAGGCTCACGCCGCGCCGGCGCGCGTAGTCCTCCTCCGACACAAAGCCTTCGAGAAAATCCGGGCCGCCCACCTCATCGGCGGATGCGCCGCCGTTCGCCGTCATCGTCTGATCCATCCTGATCCTCTCGTCGCATCGCGGCGCAACGGCGCGCCGGTTTGCGACGAAAAGAGCCGATCCGCCGAACCCGAAAAATGACCCGAAACCAGCCCCCGAAAGATCATTTCAGGGGGCGGGAAAGGCGAGCATTTCCAGCGACTTGGCAGTTGTTCCGGGCGCAAGCTGCGGCCTGACTGGCGGCGTTCTCATGCCGTTGGAGCCGCCCATGAACCGCCGCCGCAGACCGCATCCCGCCGATATCGCGAACGCGCAGACGCTCGCGCGCGCGGTTCGCTTCGATGTTGCCCTGTTCCTCGGGACCGGCCGCTTCGCCACCGCGTCCGCGCCAACTCTGGAAGAGGCGCGGATCGAAGCCGCGCGCCTTCTCGCCGAGCATCCCGGCGTGCGAAGGCCGATGATCTACGGCATCACCGCCGAAGGACGTTCGGCGCTGGTGACTTGTTGATCCTGGCCTGCGCTTCGACCTTCGAGCGCCACACGCGGTGGTCGGCGCGAATGTTGTTTTCGATGGTCTTCGCTTCGGCGCCGGGCGCACCCGGATGGCGCTGCGCCATCCATGATTCCAAATAGACCGCCTCGCCCTTGACGGTGGGCTCGGCAATCCCTTCATTGCGGCGGCGTCTGAACTCGGCCGTGTAGAGCTGCCTTGAGCTTGCCCGGCCGGGCGAGCCGGATGACACGATCTCGATCGGCGGCTCGTAGCGGCCCTCGACCACCTGAACGAATTTCAATTGCGTCTTGCTGGCTCGGAAATGCCCAGCCGCGATGTCGATCGGCTCAAGACTGCGCCACGACAGCGATGGGATCGCGCGCCACGGCCCGAACGGCGGATCGTCCTGCACGATGCCGGTGAGCTCGCCCGCAACGAGCCGCTCGATCAAGTGCGCGAGAATGCGCGCCAGCGCGTCTTCCGCGTTCGCGCGCCGATCCGCCCGAAACTCGGATCGGCTCTCATAAATTTCCATGGCGTCGCTCCATTCGCGCACGCTCATGCTCCAATAGGACGGCCGGCGCGGTTCGGCCGATAGCGCATCCAAGGCCCGCTCATAGTCATCCCAAAGCTCGGCGGGCACGAAGGCGCGCAGCGCTTCATGAAACGGCAGCGGGAGTTTTGGAGCGGACTTGCGGGCCGTCATCGCATCGCCTCTTGCGTTGTGTCGTTTGTGCTGGGTCTTGCCTGGATGGCGGTGCCGACCATTTCGGCGGCCTTGCGCATCGGATCGTCGAAGAGGTGCGCATAGCGCAGCGTCGTCTGCACCTGCGTGTGCCCGAGCATCTGCCCGATGAGCGGCAGCGATGCGCCGCCAGAAACCAGAAGCGACGCGAAAGTGTGGCGAAGATCATGGATGCGCACGTCCTCGATGCCGGCCTCGGTGCGCACGTCATCCCAGAAGCGCTTGATTTCTTGAATGGGCTTGCCTTCCACGTCACCCGGAAACACCCAGGGGCAATCCTCGGGAACGGTCGGCCGGATCGATTTGAGGAGATCGACCACCGCGCTCGAAATCGGCACGCGATGCATGCGCTTCTGCTTTGTGGTCGCCGCCGGCTTGGTCCAAACGCCGTTGTCGAGATCGAACTGCTCCCAGCGGGCGTTGAGCACCTCGCCGCGCCGCGCGCCGGTCAGCATCAGCATGCGGATGATGTTGACGCCGCGCCGGTTCGGATGTTCGTTCAGCGCCTCCGAAAGCCGTGCAATTTCCTTTAGGTCGAGAAAGCGCTCGCGCGGCTGCTCAGGATTGCGCAGGAAGGCCGAGGCCGGATTGTCGGCCCGCAATTCCCAGCGCACCGCGAGATTAAACATCTTGCGGATGATGCCGCCGACGCGATTGGCCTGGATCGGCGTCGGCTTTGCCGGCGCGAGCGGCTTCAGCCGCTTCTGCTTGGTGACGGCCTTGTGCCTGCGGGCGCGGCCCTTGGCGATCTCGGCGAGCAGCGCATCGACATCGCGGGTGCGGATATCGGTGACTTTGCGGTCGCCCCACACCGGCAGCACATAGGTCGCCAGCATGTTGGTCTGGTCACGCCGGGCGTTCGGCACGAGCTTCGTCGTGTGCTCTTCGAGATAGCGTTCGACCAAATCCTTGATGGTTGGCGCCGTCCAGCGCTCGTCCCGCACGTTGAGCGGATCGCGGCCGGCATCGACATCGCGCTTGAGCCTCTTCGCCTCCTCGCGCGCCAGCGCGACCGACCAGGCCGGATAGTCGCCGATGGTGAAGCGCCGCCGGCGCCCCTCGAAGGTGTAATCGAGCGTGAAGGTCTTGCGGCCGTTCTGGCGCACTTGCAGGCCGAAGCCGATCACCTCGTCATCCATGAAGATCGGCGAGGGCCGGTCGCCCGCGGTCGCGCTCCGCACAAATCGTTCGGTCAGGGTCTTGCGCATTTTCCCTTGCCAGAGCCGTGGAACCGCCGCTCACTCAGGCGGCAGATCGAACGGCCAGCAAGCTACGTCTCGCCGCTGTCGCGGGCTGAGGCGGAAAGGGGCGCAAAGGGGCGAAAACAGGCGCAAAGGAACGACAAGCCTTTCCGCCTATCGCGACCGGTCGCGCCCGCCATCGTCGCGCAGGCGTCGCGCCGCGCAACACTTTCGGGAGCGCCGCCCTGACTCCCAGGCGCTTCAAGGCTGGTCGCGCGAGATGACCGGCCGAGTCGATCGGTTCGGACTCGCGCAACACACTGCACACAGCGCGCGAGACACCGCCAGAAAGCGCAAGTCGCGCAGCGCGATGGAGCCTGGTCGCAAATATGTCGCGCGGCGGCTGCGTTTAAAAATCGCCGGTTTGCAGCGCGTTGCAGGCGGGCGTCGGCGAGTGCGGCAAGCTCTTGAATGCTGTCAATGACCTGTTCGAAAATTCTAAGAAATCCAGTAGCTTGGAAACATAGTTCCCTGTTTGTTCACGGGCCTACGAATCTGGGGGTCAGAGGTTCGAATCCTTTCGGGCGCGCCATTTTCATTTCAGCATCAAACGCTTACGCCGTCGCGCCAGTCGCGCCGCAACGCGACTCGGCGTTTGGTCGCGGATAAGTCGCGTTTTTCTTGATTGGCTTTCGGTCGGAACAGGGCCGAGTCAACATTCTATGCGACGAGAAGCGCGGATAAGGCCTTGTTGGCCTCGGAATCGTGGACTCGTCAGATTCATGGCGGCATGATTGAATGTCGTTCCCCGATTCCTCTCGAAGCGTGAGGCTCCTTCCTTGGCGCGCCTGGTCTATGCTTGCCGCTTTGAGGTCCCATCGACGTCCGGCGTTGGTTCGGCCGTTCCCGCCTACCGCGAATGGATTGAGCGCCATTATCGCGAGAGGCGAGGAATGCCGCTATTCGATTGTGACCTATCCACCAACGGCACCGCCACCATCGTGCCGGTTGGACACCTGCTGAAGAGCAATCACGCTGCGACCGACCTTGGCCAAGCGGTGGTGATTGAATGGGCATATCCGGCTGACAACGACGATACGCTACGCTGGCGGAATGACATTCGAATCGGCGGATTTGACGGGCGCTGCAGTGTCGAACACCTAATCTGGATCGAGTCGATCGACTATCAAGTCTCGCCCGCGCAGTTCGCATTGGGATCGCCAAGTGTGATCCGACGACTCTGCTCCGATCAATCTGTTCGTGTTGGCGAGATGCAGGTACGGGCCACGCCCTACCCGCTAAAAAACAATGGCGTCCCCGACTTTCTGGCGCTGCTCCGAAGCCAGCTTCGAAAGCTGCCCATCGTGTTTCTGGCCCCACATGCCGGAGGCGATCCCAACCAGATTGATGCGACAGCGATGGCGCAGCGCCTTGCGGGCGTGGCGATAGTGGTGGAGGTGCAGGACGTTCATGCCACATGGGACATTGGTGAGGCGCTCGGACGCTCGCTTTCCTGTTTCAATGGCGGGGTCCGAATCTACTGGCCCGGCTTCAAGGATACGGATGATCCGCGCCGACATCCGCTCTACCTGGGAGCGAGGGTAGAGGCGCTTGGACCGGATGTCATTGCCCGTACACTGGAGCGCACTGTTTTCGCCGTGGCTTCCTTCCGCTTTGTACCGGACGCGCGCATCACCGAAATCATCAGGAAAGCGGAGCGGACTCAGCGAGCCGGGCAGCTCGAAGCTCAGCGAGCATCAACCGGCGTGGATTGGGAAGCATACGCGGTAGAGATCGATGGCGAACTGTCGGCGGCAAAACAGCGTTTGACTGAGCTCGAAGCTGAAAACGAGAATCTCCGTGCCAATCAGCAAGTGTTCTTCGCTAGTCGTGCGTCTGATGAGATGGACGAGGTCTCTCCAGAGGAGATCGCGGTTCCTGCAAGCGTGCAAGAAGCAGTCGAAGTCGCGAAGAGGAAATGCAGCCATCTCATTATTCTTGACAGCGCACTTAGCTCGGCATCTTCGAGTCCGTTTCAGCGGCCCGCAGATATCGTGGAAGCCTTGCAAGACCTCGACGAGGTGGCCGTCACTTGGACCAAGCTTAAGGCCGAGCGAGGAAACGGAGGAGACTTGCGTCAGCACCTCATTGATCAAGGATGGGGCAAGAGGTGCAGCATGCACATTTCCGATACGACTCGAAGTCGCTATAAGGCCGATTACACGTTCTCATATGACTCGAAATCTCGTTTATTCGAGCCTCACATCACGCTCGGGTCCGGCGATCCCAATTCGTGCGCATCGATCCACTTCATATTGGACGAAACAAAGGGAAAAATTGTCGTCGCGCACGTCGGCAGGCACTTGCCGAACACGAAGTCTTAAATTGACTTAGGCCGCCGCCGTCGCGATACCGTCGAGCCGCACGCGCACGGTTGCCGTGCCATTGCCGGCTGCCTCGATTGCGATCCGATCGGATAGCGGCCCGTCGCCGGGCACGTTGACCTGCTTCGCCGTGTCATCCCCGGCTACCGGATCGCCGGCGGCGATCACGGCGCTTGCCAGCTTCGGCAGGTCGAACACGCCGGTCGTGGCGAGCGTCACTGTCTCGCCAGCGGCGGCCGTCTTGCTGGCGACCTCGAACAAGGCGCCGATGACAACGCCATCGCCCGAGGTCGCGCCGCCGGTCGGCGCGGCAACGGTGATCATGCGGCCTTCCTGAATGTAATTTTTCATGGCCACGTTCCTTTCGATGAACTGATGCGAACCTGGGCAACGCGCGACGCGGACGCCGCGCCGATGCGCCGGTCGAGTCGGCGAGCGCCGCGGCCATCTCGGCGTCGGTCGCGTAGGTGATGCGGCGGCCCTCGTATTCGACCGTCCGCACGCCGGCGAAGCGCGCCGCGAGAAGCGCTTCGCGCATGGCTTCGAGATCGGCAACGTCGGCCATCACGCGCCCGCGTTGGCGTACCAGCCGCGCCAGTCGATGAAGCCGGCGCCGAAGTCGAGGATCACCCGGATTTCGACGCCATCGACGTCCCAGCCCGCCTTGGTTTCGATTTGCGGGCCTTCGCCGCCGGCGAGGTAGGCGTATTCGAGCCCGTCGATCTCGGCGGGATCGGCGCTGACGTACCAGCGCGTCGCGCTCGACAGCCGCGGCTCCACCACCATCGTCAACGATGCCGAGAACGGGTTCACGTCGGTTGCCTTCGCCGCGGCGATGGAAGCGAGCCATTTCTCCGCGATCGTCTCCCGCGCCGGCGGCACCAGCAGGAATTTCGGCGTGGCGCTGATGCGCTGGCCGGAAGCCCCGTCTGGCTGCGCATCGCAAGCCGTGCTTCGGAAAGCGAGTCGTCGGAGATCGCGGCGCCGGTCGCAGCCTTGTGCCGTGGCTCGTGTGGAAGAGCGCGTTGCCATCGCTCATGGTCGGCCCATTGCCCGATGCGCCTTCGAGAAGATTCACGAGCACCTTGGACTGAGTTTCGGCCGCGGCTTGGCCTAGTCGTCGTGCAAGATCGGCGAAGGCGCCGAGGTCGTCATTGACGAGTACGTGGCGCGTGACGCCGGTCTTCCGCGCGAAGGTCTCAACTTTGTACGCTTCTTGCGCCTCGGCCATCGTGCCCGCGCGAACTTCGCCGTGCTCGTCGAGCTTCTCGAGCATCGGCGCTTCGCGGCCGGCACCGTTACCAACTTCGCCGCGCTTCCCTTCCTGGTTCAGCGTGGCATTCCGGTGATCAATCCGGCAGGTAGCAACGAAAAGCTCAACGCGCCGATCGAGAAGGAAGTCTTCGGCATGCTTCCGGTGGGGCAGACCATCGGCGAGAACATGGCGCAATATGCGCTGAAGACCCTGAAGGCCGACAAGGTCGCGATCTTCTATCAGAACGACCAGTTCGGCAAAGATCAGCGCGACGGGGCCGTGGCGCATCTGAAGGCGAACGGCAAGACGCCGGTCGGTGAGGCGACTTACGTACCGAGCGATGTCGACATGAGCGCTCAGGCGGTCGCGCTGCGCGACGCCAAGCCCGATGTCGTGCTGATGTTCAATATCGTCAAGCAGGGCGCGCTGCTGCTGAAGGAAGCGGAGAAGCTCGGCTGGAAGCCGCAGTTCATGGCGATGAATACTATGGGCGATCCGATCCTCACCGAGCTTGCGGGAAAGGCCGCGAACGGCTGATCGTAAACATC